ACATTAGATAATGACGGTAATGCATTACAAGATGGTGCATTATATTTTGACACAACAAATGATATTATGAAAGTCTATGACTTGACTAATACAACATGGCGTCAACTTACTTTAACATCTGCAAATCAAGCGTATGTAAACACAGTTGCAGGTCAAATTTCACCAACAAACAACATTGCAACAGTTGCAGGTTTAAATTCTGAAATAACAAACGTATCTGGTTTAAGTACAGAAATTACAAATCTTAATGGTATAAGAACAGATATATCTGCTGTAAATTCAATTAGTACAGAAGTACAAGGAGTTTATAATAACACATCAAATATTAATGCAGTTTACAATAATGCTACAAACATCAATACTGTTGCAGGTTTAAATTCTGAAATAGGTTTAATTGGAACAAGTGCTAACATAGCATCAATAACAACTGCGGCTAACAATCTTACATCAATTAATAGTTTTGCTAATACTTATTTAGGCCCAAGTGCAACAGCACCTACACAAGATCCAGATGGAAGCGCATTAGATGTGGGCGATCTTTATTTTGATACTACTTCAAATGTTATGAAAGTGTACTCATCAAGCGGGTGGGTCACGGCGGCGTCTGCAATCAATGGCACTTCGGACAGGTTTACGTACACAGTATCTTCATCAACTACTACAATCACAGGCCCAGATGATGATGGCAATACTTTGACATATGATGCAGGGTATATAGACGTTTATCTAAACGGGGTACGTATGGTAAATGGAACAGACGTAACAGTATCGTCTGGTACAAGTGTTGTTTTTGCTAGTGCTATTGGTACAAGTGGTACAGATGTTGTTGACATTGTGGCATTTGGTACATTTCAATTAGCTAATTTTAGTGTAGGTAGTGCAAATGATGTATCTTTAGCAGGTATATCAGATGGTCAAGTATTAGTATGGAATGCAGGATCTAGTACATTCCAAGCAGGAAACGCTAGTAGCGCTGAAGTATATGGTTTTAGCAAAGATAGTAGCGGTAATTTAATAGTAACAACAACAAATGGTGGCGCTGATAATATAGATGCGGCAACATACGCTACATTTGATGACGTGGTATTTGCGGCCTCTGGATTTACTTGGAGTATTGATAGTGGTGGTAATTTAATTGCAACAATATAGATTGAAACTAGAACAAAAATAGGGTAAAAGGAGTACATATATGGCAACAGTAAATTTAGGATCAATAAAATTTAATTGGCAAGGTGCATACGCAGGTGGAACAGCTTATGCTGTTGATGACGTTGTATCTTACAATGGATCAAGCTACGTTTGTAAGTTAGCATCTACAGGCAACTTACCTACCAACACTACCTATTGGGATGTAATGTCTTTAGCAGGTACTGATGGAACAGATTTAACAACAACATTAACTACACAAGGCGACTTGGTTTATTACAATGGCTCTGCTCTTGCTAGACTTGGTGCTGGAACAAGTGGTCAATTTTTAAAAACTTTAGGCACAGGTGCTAATCCTACTTGGGGTGATGTTGCAGGTGGAGTTGTTCAAATGACTTCAAGTTATGCAATTACTTCAGCATCTACAAGTGCTACAAGTTATGTTGATACAGCTTTTACAGTTGCAATTACACCAACAAGTACAAGTAATAAAATATTAATTATTGCACAAGGTGCTGTTCAAGTAAGTAATGGTAGAGGATTTTTAAGTTTAGAAAGGTCTGGTTATGGTGATTTACATGGAGATGTAGGAGCAACTTCTTTTGCTACATACGAAGGTAATGTAAACAGAAATGGTTTTGTGTCTTTTATGTATTTAGATGCACCTTCAAGCACAAGTGCTTTAACCTATAAAGTTAGATACAGACAAAGTAGTCCTTCTGATACTTTTAGTTATGGAAATATTGGTGGCACAGTTCAACAAATGTTTGCAATAGAATTAGATGGAGGAATATTTTAATGAGTAATATTTTAAATAAATTTAAGGCAATAAGAAATTTATATAGTAATACTGTTAATATTATTGAAAATGAAGATGGCACATTTGCTGTTAAAGATATAAATAACAATGATGTTTCTATTGATATGTCAGCAGTAAATACAAAAGCTACTGAGTTAGAAACTGCTGATGCAACTAACAAAGCTAATGGCAATCAAAAGCTATTAGACTTAGGATTAACACAAGCTGAAGCAACTGCATTAACTGGTTATACACCACCAAGCGAGGAGTAAAACTCCTATGACTAAAGCAAGAGATATTGCTGATTTCAAATTTGAAAACATAGTTGATACTGGTACTGAAGGCACTAGAGTTGCTACAGGTACAAATGCTCAACGAGGTAGTACAGCAGGTCAGATTAGGTTTAACTCTGATACAGGATTAGCTGAATATTATACTGGTACTGCTTTTAAAGCTATTGATGCACCACCAACAGTTTCAAGTGTTGGTAATACAAACATTGAAGAAGCAAGTATTGCTAGTGGATTTGATTTAACAATTAGTGGTTCTGGTTTTGGTTCTGGTGCAACAGTTAAATTTATTGGAAATGATGGAACAGAATATAATAGTCCAACAGTTACAGTAAATTCAGATACTTCAATAACAGCTACAGTTAATACTTTATTAACTAATGCAAACGAACCTTATGATGTTAAAGTCACAAATGTTTCTGGTTTAGCTAATACTTTAGCAGACGCATTTAATGTTGATGGAAAACCTGCTTGGCAAACAGCAAGTGGAACACTAGCTACCATTCAAGATAACGCTACTGGTACTCATGCAACAGTATCAGCAACAGACCCAGAAGGTGATGCAGTTTCTTATTCTGAAACTGGGGGTACAGTTTTATCTACAAACAACTTTTCATTAAATAGTTCAAGTGGTGCAATATCTGGTGACCCAGTTGATGTATCTGGTGCAACAACACACACTTTTACTTTAAGAGCAACAAGTGGAACAAATACTGCTGACAGAAGTTTTAATATAATTGTTAATCCGACATTAGATGGAACAACAAGTGGTAGAGCATTTTCAAGTATATCTACATTTAATTCTTTAGGAACATTATCAACAGCAGGTTATTATAACAGATATGTCACTTTAAATGGTGGAGTTTCAGCATATCAACAAAAAGTTTATTATGATGGTACTGATACTTGGTATGTAGTTTCGCCACAATTTACAAGTGGTGGATTGATTTCTAACAGTATGTATGGTGTTGCTAATGACCGAGCATCTGATGGTTCATTTAAAACAATTTGGCAACAACATAACAGAAGTGTGTCTTGGAATGGTACTTGGAGTTATTTAGGAACAACAACTGTTCAAGATTTAATAGGAACAGGAAAAAATAATGTAGGTTCAACTGGTGCAGTTCCACTTGGAGATAGTTCTTCACAAGTTCTTACATCATTAGCGTCTTTAACAAGTTTTTCTACAATCAATTACTATGACCATGTTGCAGGTAGTAATTATTCTAGTGCAACATTAACAGCATTAAGAAATGTAGTTACAGAATTAAATTATAAAACTGCTTGGATGAGTATTACAGGTGATGATGATGGAAGTGGTTTCAATAATTATGGTGGTATAGGTTGGGATGATGGTTCAATATTAAATAATCCAAGTTTTAATGGAACACCTGCTACTACGCATATTAAAAATGCAAGTGGTAGTATTCAAAAAGGAATGGCAGGTCAAACTAATGATAATGAAGCTATGGGTGTTACTCTATGGACACATAACGCAGGTTTAGCTAAAGCATCAGTAGGAACAGGTGGTAATTCTAATTTTAATACATTTAGTAATGCAGGTAGTGGAAGTTACACAGGTGGTTTAAAAACTACTGGACATATTTTACCTGCTGAAATTGCAGGTGAAACTGGTGGTTCTTCTACAGTTGTTACTTCACCTTTATATAATTCAACAATAGGAAAACTGAATAGTAAATTAGTTTTATTAGTTAAATAATGCCTAGAAAAAAGATTACACTAATTTCTTAATCCATTTACCATCATTATTTAAAACCATTGGAAGTAATCTTGGAATACCATCAAGGATAACTCCACATCCAATTATAAATCTAGTTTTAAAATTTTTGGCGTATTGAAAAGCAAGTGACTTTTGGTCTATCATACATCCTACATTCATACCAAAGAATATATTATCTGGATTGGCCCAATAGCTTATAATAAACTTTGTATGATAGTGGCCTTGTACAGCAGACATACCCATAGTCTGTGATACTTTTAATATATCAGCAGATCTACCGTGTGTGAAAAAACATCTTTGTCCATTAGACATTGTAATAGTTAGATCATCAATCCATTCCCATTTCTTTGTACCAAGAAAATCACCGTAGTCTTTAAGAAACTCTTTAGACATTCCATATTTTAATGCACGTCTATATACTAAACTACTATGATTGCTTTCTACTTCAATCATTTTAGGGAATATACTTTCTAATTCTTTAACGTATTTTCTAGCTACTTTTAATTCGTGACCAGCAGAGTATAAGTCTGGATCGTGAGAATGCATAGATATAGCGTGGAAATCAAGTAGATCGCCGATATTAACCACCAAGTCTGGCTTATATTCTTTCTTAATCTCACGTAGAAATTCAAAAGCGTCTTTATGATGGTACGGTATATGTAAGTCACTAATAACTAATATTCTTTTGTGTGTCATATATCACAGCAGGTGAGCCGTCTATGTACTCCTCTAGGTTTTTTATTTTTTCTTTGGGATCTACAAAAATTACTTTCCCATTTTCTATATGCACATCCTTGACAATATTATTTTCTTCATCAACGATTATATCTTCAAGTATAAGCACATACAATTTATACAGGAATTTTTATTCTTTGCAAGACCTCATTACTTCTGCAAGTTTTTTTGCACGAAGTGGAGTTTGATTGGCCCAACGGCTGTCCATCATTTGAAATGATGCTTCACCATAATCTTTTTTCTTTAATGCTTCCCACATCTTTTTAAACTTGGATACACCACCAATACCTAATTGAAACACCATCTCAATTATGACACATTTAGCTTGGTCATGTATATCAGTTATACTATTGTCATGTAGTATCAATATATCTGCATTGTTTTTAGCTGTTTGAAAGTCTGCCTCAAACTGTGCATCTAATTCTTTTCTTGGATATTTAATATCTGGTTTGTAATGATCTTCTGGAGTAACTAAATGGCCATATCCGATTGTGGCAAAACCAAGACTATCTTTATATACAGTATCTCTAAAGCCTTCATGTTCTTTTATACGTTTTTTAAGTTCTTCGTACATTATGCTTTATTTTTATTAGCAAATGCTCTAGCTTCTTCTTTACTGTTAAAACCCCATTTTTTAAGCGCTAGTTTTAATCTGGTAGGTTTACCCTTATTATCAGTTAAAGGGCCATCCATGCCCCCGAAACGAGCCGCAAACGATATTCTACGGCCATTCTTACCAGACGATAAAGGTGGTTTTAAATTAGATCCTTCAGTTATTTTAAAGTAATCCCTGCCTTTTTGATTAAGTCCACCGCTAGGGTTTTTGTGTTCTTTACTGTAACCCATTAACCTGTACCAAATTTAGGAAACCCTGCTTTTGCTTTAGCATATTGTTTAGGGTCAACTGTAGATTTAGATTTAGGGTTAGACGTACCTTTTTTTTTGGCTCTATTCATATAATAATATAAACCTTTTTTAGCTACCTTACCCGATTTTGTTTTATGATAACCATCTTTCATATTATTTTCTTTTTATTAGATCAGTTGCTTTAAGTCCATAAACACTTGCTATGACACCCACAAATATTGTTTGATACCAAAATGGAAGATCAGCAAAGTATTCAAAAAATAATTTCATCTTTTCCATGTGCGCAGGATTATCAGACCATACTGCAAATCCCAACATTACTATTGGCAAACACAATATGATTAAAATTAGTTCGTCTTTCCAATCAGATTTTTGATTTTCAAGAACAGTACCTTTATACTCAATTTCACCTTTAGCCATACGAATTGCAGTTTGTAGTTTTGCATCCGAGATAGCTTCTTTCGTTCTTTGATTGTTAGCATATACTTTTGCCCCCGTTTTCATTGCCATTGATAATAAATTTAGCCACACTATTATTACCCCCAGAATTTAAAGTTTTTAATTATTGTAAATAACATAGCAACTAATGCGCCAATAACAAATACAGCTTTAACTCCACCTGTACCCATGGCCATTTGTTTCTTTAATTCTTCTATGTCTTTTGAATTCTTTTGTACAACAGATTTGATTTCATCTAATTTGTATGCAATCATATTATGAGATATAGTAACTGATCCTGTTCTTTTAAGTTTCTTGCTTCTAGGCATTCTGTACCTCTTTACAATAGAAACTTATAACAGTTCTAAACTTGTGTAGATCTTCTGCTTTTAATTCATTCATAATATCATAACTCTTTTTATAGCCTGTTATAGCACATTCTTTATATGAATTGTAGTGTAAATTATCAGATATTGGGCCTGTACATATGCCTATAGATGCTTGACATATCTGTAATATTAATATGAATTTAGTCATTTTTTCGGTACTTGTAATACATTATATGCACCTGTCTGCGCCATGCCCAGTTGTGTATAATATTGGAGTACTTCCCGATCAGACGATAGACCTTTAGAAGCACACGATCTGATAGATTGTTCTTCTGCGTGTTGCTCATTATAGTCATCCTCCTGTAATGTACCTGCGTTTATAATCATTTTGCTTTTACTATCCTTTTAATAGATTTACTTCCATCTACATTTGTATCTAATTCTGCCTCTACTTGACCGCACATAAATTGTTTATTATTCATTTCCATATTTCTTTCAGCTTCACGTTTCATTTTAAGACAAGTAGATAAGTTATCTTGTATTCTGTGTTCAATAAGTTCACCGTTTATGAACAAACAAAGAGCAAAAACTAGGGAGTACATTAATGACCTCCATTACCATTACTAAACTTAATATCTCTAGTTTGATCTTTAAGTTTCTCTACGTCTTTTTTAAGTTTATCTATTTCTTTTTCAAACTGTTGTAACATTACACCCGTGTGTATATTTTGGTCTAATAACTTTTGATGTTTTTCTAATTGACCAGACATATATTCAATCAACATAAACTGTTCTTGGTCAATAGGTTTTTGTGCTGATGCTTCTAATAGATCTTGCTGTTGTAATTTGTCTGCTGTTTCTAATGAATTAAGTCTTTCAATAATGCCAAAATAAGCCCATACACCTATGGCTACTGCCCCGACAATCGCAATCAAATTTCTTATTGGTAAAGCAACTGAAGTATTGTCGGATATTTTCATAGCTATATACCTTGTAGTCTTGGATCTTTAGATGTAATATTTTTAGTAGCTTTAGGCCTTGCGATACTATCCACACTTCTTTTACGAAGTTGTGCTTTCGCTGATGTTTCTTTTCTTTTATCATCAATTTGTTTTTTTAAATCCCATTTAAAGTTCATCTCTTTCTCTTTCTTCTTAACAGTTTAACCCTTGTTTGCCATAACCAAGATGTTAGTTTAACAGCATATGTTTCTATTTTAGAAAACAATGTGTCAATACTAGCAAAAAAATTATATAAAAATTTATCAATCATAATGCATTTTACCACAATATGATTTAATATAAATGTTATTTTTTATTGAGTTTTGTTAAGGTTTCAATGAGTTGTTTGATTTCGTATTTTGTCTTTTCAAGATAGACAATACTATCCCATAATTCTTCTTGTATATCAGTAATCCAATTATTTAATGGTTTACTAGCTTTTAACATTGTCACTTTATAATCAGATATACCTTTATCAGACCGTTGAGAAAACTTACGTAATAAATCCTGTATCATTGGATCTTTAGTAATAACAAACGGTCTGACTATTTTATCTTTTTTAGACATTAAAAAGTAACATTCATAAAATGATTACAGAATTCATTAACCCTGCAATAATGTTGGCATCTAACATCTTCACCTTTACGGAATACAATACTGCATCCTTTACCTTCAATCATCTTTTGACTTAAAAGAAATTGTGAGGCTTCTTCTTTCGTATTGAAGACACGCCATGCAGTTTTTCTATTGTCTTTCATAACAGCATAGGTGTCTTCTTTACGCCATCTTTCTTTAGCTGTACATAAAGGGAGTTGATTGGTTTGTTCAGCATCTTGATGAAGTTTGATACGAGTACGAACATAGTTATCTTGTTCTTCTTCTGTCCATCTTCGTATAGGTATCATCACAACTTGTTTACGTGGATAGTTATCTGATTGCATTACTTTCATTTTAGACCAATCACGTAAGATTGCCATGATAGATAATGATTTAACTTTAACTTCTTTTTTATATCGTATTAGTTCTTTTTGTTTTTTACGACATAAGAAATCAAGAACATTTAATTGTTGTTCCCATTCAGCTTTACCATTAGTTGTGGCATCTAGCGCCGCCCAAGCAGATGTAACTTTAAAATCAATTAGATTACCTTGTCTGGTAAGCAAATCAAATGCACCAGATAATGTCCATCCATTTGTTATAGCATCATCTTTATAGAATAATCTACGTTCAGCTATATCAGTTTTCTGTTTAGCACGTTCAATGATGTGATGTACTGATTGACCTAACAAAGAAAATATACGATCTGATACATCTTCTTTAATTAAATCAAAGTTATTTTTTTCTAATACCCTAATTCTAGGTGGCGCTATTAAACGAGTAGTAGATATATCAGACCCACTACTGTCGTATGGATCGTTAGCTACTGCCCGTTCAATAACTTTAGGTAAATTAGATATGTTTGTGAATTCCATTAAAATGGTATTGCTTCTTCACCAACGCTTGTATCAGCACCATTTGCACCATCACCTAGATCTTGGTTCATGTCCTGTAGTTCACGTGAGTTTAGTATCATTTTACGTATGCCTTCTGATAATTGATTAAAGACTTCCTTCTTACCATTTTGAAAGTCATCAATACTAAACATCATACTTGGATATACTTGTTCAGCAACTTTATCATTTTTTGCTAAAGGCATTACAGATGATATTCTGGCCTTACCATTCTTCTCAATCACATTAAGTGTACAAGCAACGCCTACTAATTTAGAAACATCAAACGATTGTTTTTCAGTTTCAGTAAACGGTCTTCCACGCCAAGAAACAAGATCTTGACTTAATGATGATTTTTCATGGAGTGATAAATTGTAAAACTTACTGATAGTCATAGCTTTACCTTCACCGTCTAATTCTTCTGGTACTTCCCAGATAATTAGTACAGTTCTTTTCCAACTGATTTGTCCTTGATAGTCGTTTTTTTGTGTACCAAGATCAATTACCTTAATACATCTGGCTTTGTGTACACCTGCGGACACGCTTGGATAACGAGGTGTATCACTACCACTTGTAGCTATTATGCTTGTCATAGTTATTTTCCTTTTTCACTAATTTATTATTGATTAACTACTGTTAAATTATATATTAACTATAGTCAAGTAATTAGTTGACAAAAGTTAAGAAAACAAATATAGAACAATTATGGCTAGTGTAATAGATGAATTAGTTGAGGAATTACAAGCGAAAAAGAAACGTCTAGATAAAGAAATAATTAATCTAGATAGATCTAGCGTCATTCCACAACATTATAATAAAGCAGATTGTATTTGCGAATTAACTGATGAAGCAATTAAGTGTGAAGATAGAGCCAATTATCTGTTGCAGTTAAGACACACAGATGTTGCAAAATTACAACAATGAGTAATATTGAATTAGCACAGAAAAGAAAAAAAGAAGTTATTACTAAATACGGTGGTAAAAATCTATCTAGAATGCTTGGTATTTCACATCCAGCAGTATCTAAATGGAAAGTAATACCTCCGTTCCGTGCTTTTCAAATTGCAAAACTTGGTGATTTTGATATAGAATATATTAGACCAGATTTAAAGATTACGCCTCAACGCTAGGCGTAGCGCATCTATAATTAGCGTAAAAATATAGCGTTTTAGTGTGGCGGTTTTTCCCTCTTTCCATTTTAGTTTAGGTTTCCGCCACACCTCCCTTCATAGCATAGCTATAGCATTGCCATAAAATCGCATCATTTTGCTAATGGCAAAAGTATCCCCTTCATCTTCATCTTCATCTTCACCTGCACCTTCAACTGCACCCAAGATAGTCCTTGACTAGCCCTTACTTCTGGGGTAAATATCAAATTAACTAAACTTAATATGAGAAAATCTACAACAGACGAACAAAGTCCTGCATTTCAGTTTTATGCAAATGATTGGATTTCAGATCCTAATCGTATGAAACTATCCTTGGAGGAACAAGGCGCATATGTTTTATTATATTGTCATTGTTGGCGTGGATTTAAAATACCAAAAGATTTTGAAGTAATGTCTAGAATGTTAAATTGTAGAACAGAAAAAATTGAAAAAATATTTCCTAAAATTCAGCACTTATTTGAAGAAAAAAAAGAAAAGGATAATATCACTTATCTATATTGTATTCAAGCCGAAGAAGAACGTAAAGAACAAGCAAAGAATAGACGTAAGAGATCTATTGCAGGTAAGTTAGGTGCTAAAAAAAGATGGAGTGATGAGAACCTAGAAGAAGATGAGTAAGATAGTTATATTTTTACTTGCGTGTACAAACTGTGATTTAGAAAAATTATATTTTGATTATAACTACAAAAGTATATCTGATTGTTCAGACAAAGCGCATGAGATTTATAAAACACTTGGTACGTTTCATTGGTATGAAGAAGGTAAATACGAACATTCAGCATATTACACTTCAGATGGTAAAATAATTATTGGGCATAGATGTGAATAGTTTTAACGAAAATACACATTACAGTATGTTTCTAGATTACTTTGGTGAAACACACACGTTCCAAACATTTGATGATAAGATGGTCAATAAAAGATTAATTAAACAATTACATGGTAGAATTAAAAATCATTTTAATGAACTTGCAGATCTAAATCAAAAAGGTGCAGGTATATATTTTACTGTAAATAAAACTGATTTGTTTGGTAGATCTACACGACACATTAAAAAAGTTAGGGCAGTATTTATAGATCTTGATGGTACTCCATTACCAGATAAGTTTGATGTTATTCCAAACATTGTAGTCAACACAAGTCCAAATAAATATCATTGTTATTGGATAGTCAAAGATATGCCATTAGAAAGTTTTAGTTTATATCAAGAAGCGTTGGCTAGTAAATTTAATTCAGATCCAAAAGTTAAAGATCTACCACGTGTAATGCGTGTTGCAGGTTTTTATCATAACAAAAGAAATCCTTATCCTGTAAAAATTATTCAATGTACAACACAAGAACCATACACAATGAAAGAGATTAAAGATGGGTTAAAATTAAAAAGGCCAGAACGTAAAGTTATAAATTATGATCCATCATTATACAAAGGTAAGTACACAGGCTCACTAAAGTATGGATGTGGTGAGGGTGATAGACATGAACAGTTAGTCAAGATGTTAATATCTATTCGTATGAGAGGTGAAACATTTGATTATGCTAAACAAGAAGCATTGGAGTTTGCCAAACATTGTGTACCACCAGAAAACCCTGATGAAGTTTTATTTCAACTAAACGATATATGGAAACGATATGAACCTACTGCGAGATTATCAAAAACAGGCAATTAATAATATTAGAAATTGTTTTTTAAAAGGTAAGAAGAAAATATTACTTGTTGCACCAACAGGTAGCGGTAAAACTGTTATCGCATCATCTATGTTAGAACAAGCACAAGAAAAAGGAAACTTTGGTTTGTTTGTGGCACATAGACGAGAACTTGTTATGCAATGTAGTAAGAAGTTAGCAGACTTTGAAATCAAACATGGTGTTATCATGGCTAACAAAAGTGGTAATGCATATGCAGATGTACAAGTTGTATCTATTCAAACATTTACATCAAGAATACACAATGATGATTTTGTAAAACCAAATGCACATTTTATAATTATTGATGAGGCTCATAGATCTACATCTACATCATTTAAAAAACTTATTGCAGAATACCCAGATGCTCATGTGATTGGTTTAACTGCTACACCATGTAGAGCAGACGGTAAAGGTTTGGGTAATATCTATCAAGAACTTATTGAATGCGGAAACATTAAAGATCTAACTGCACAAGGTTATTTAGTGCCTACAAGAATAGTTGCGCCTACAATACCAGATCTACAAAACATTAGAATTGTTGCAGGTGATTATGAAAAGAAAACATTAGACAATAGAATGAACACTCCAAAATTAGTAGGCGATATTGTATCACATTGGATAAAGTTTGGTGAGAGCAGACCTACTGTTGTTTTTGCTGTGTCTATTAAACACTCAAAGTATATTACAAATATTTTTAAACAAAACGGAATACCTGCGGGTCATATTGATGGTGAAATGCCAGAAATAGAACGTGAACAACAATTAGAAAAATTAAACAAAGGTGAGATCAAAGTATTATCTAACTGTATGGTCTTGACGGAAGGGTGGGATCAACCGAAAGTATCATGTGTTATTATTGCAAGACCAACTAAATCATATTCATTGTATCTACAAATGGTGGGTAGAAGTTTAAGACCTGCTGAAAATAAAAAAGATACATTAATCATAGATCATAGTGGATGTGTATATGAACATGGTTTCCCAGATGATGTTCCACAATGGGAACTAAAAACATCTAAAGAAAAAGAACGTAAAAAGAAAGAACCACAACCAATAGAGAAACAACCATTTACGTGTGTTCAATGTGATACAGTTTATAAACCAACTAAAGAAGAACCAGAATGTCCTAACTGCGCTTTCATTCCGACAAAAAAAGAACAAATGATATTAATACAACAAGGCAGATTAGTTGAATTACCAAAAGCAAAACCTAATGCAGAAGATAAAACAAATTTCTATGCACAATTAGTTTATTATGCAAAACAAAAAGGATACAAAGAAGGATGGGCGTCATATACATTTAAAGAAAAATATGGCCATTGGCCACATACTAAAAAAGTTATGCCTGTTGCTACAGGTAAAGATGTCATGGGCTATATTCAACATCTTAATATTCGTAAAGCAAAATCAAAAAACATAAGGGAGTTTAGATATGAGTGAAGAAATAACAGAAATGCATATGCAAAAATTACGTGAAATAGGCCATAAACACGCTGAAGCTAAAAGTAATTTAACTGCGCTAGAACATGGCAGAAAGATATTATTAGCTACCTTAATGAAAGAAAAGATGATAAATTCTAATACAGGTAAATTAGACAGCGTCAATGCCCAAGAAAGAGAAGCAAGAACAGATGAGAGGTATCAAAAGCACATTGATAAACTTGCTGTTGCTGTGCAAGAGGAGGCCAAATGGCATTGGGAAAAGCGTTGTGTTGAAATTAATTTTGAAACATGGAAAACAAAAATGATTAATCAAATGCGTGAGGCCAAACATTATGGCGCATAAAAAAAACAAACGTAAAGACCCTCAACTATATACCTACGATAAGTATGAATGTTGGTGGGAAGATCATGCTAGTGCTTGTGAATGGAAGCCTATAAAAGAAGCAGAAAAAGATAAACCAGAAATTTGTTTTACTGAAGGTTATTTACTAAAAAAAGATAAAGATTGCCATATCTTCGTTATGTCATTTTCACACGATCAAATAGGTGATGAAATGATTGTAGCTAATAAAAATATTTTAAGTTTAAAAAAAATAGGTACTAAAACATTTTACGTAAAAGACTTTGATTATGGCACGTACAAAAACTAAACACGAAAAAGAACATATGCAGAAGATTGCTGATCTTGGGTGTATTATCTGTCGTAAGATGGGGTTTCCTAATAGTCCTGCTGAACTACACCATATCAAAGACAAGACAGGTATGGGTAAGAAAGCTAGTAATTTTGAAGTAATACCATTATGTCCAAAACATCATAGACACGGTAAAGACGCTTATCATACAAGCCCAAAAGAATTTACAAAAAAGTGGGGAACTCAAAGAGAGTTGTTGACAGAAGTATTAACAAATGTTAATTGTTGTGGTAAGTGCTAATGCACCTAGTAGCGAGAGTTACGTTGTAGGCCTACAATTATGATAGATTATAAAAAACTAAAACGATTATTCAAAGATGGTGAATGGCAAATTCTAGACGCTTTAATCAATGTTGATATTGATCTTATATCTAAAATTGATGACCATATGATTAGACAAGGGTTTGCTCAAAAAGACGGTAATAAATATAAATCATTATTAACTCCAAGAGAACTACAGTTATTTACTACGGTCAAAATTATAGCTAATGGTCATATTAGATTTTTAGTCAATGCGCTATCTACAATCTTAAAGGATAAACAAGACGCTAATACTATATTTAGATTAGAAAAAGAATGTGAAGCCTTAAAATCTGTAATTGACGCTAAAGATTTAGAAGTAGAAAGATTACAAAAACCATTGCCAGACCAATTACGTGAAAAAGGTTTGTAATGGCTAAACAGAAATTTGTCCATTTTGTACCAAGAGATAAACCACCCAAACGGCCAAGACGCCACAAAAAAACTCTCAACAAAAATGAAAAACGATCCTATAAGAAGTACAATAGACAAGGTAGGTAGAAACTTAATTGTAGGTTATATGGTAAAATTAGATAGAGCCAAGAAATCTAAAGCTAAATCAATTCGTATTAAGAATAATTGGAAAAAGAAATATTTTAAACTATTGGATAAATATAAAGATTTAAAGGAAGTGTTTGAAATATACAAACACCTCCCTTAATTTATTGTTAACTAAAATATAATTGAACCTAAAATAAAACCACAAACAAAAATAATTATTTCTGTTCTGTAATATAAAGATTTTACACCAATTTCACTACGCCATTCTTTTGGTGTTTTGCCTAATATAATCATATATCTACTCCTGTTTCTATTTTAAGATCAACAAGAACGTCTGTCAAATCATCTATAATAGTATCTAGACTTTCTTTAACATAACCATTTGTATCACCTTTAAGTTTATCTAGTCTGTTAATTTGATTATTAAGACCAGAAAGCGCTACATTAAACTTATTACGTTTAAATGCCTCCGCCTTGTTTTTGCTATCTCTATAATCGTGACCATCATCTCTTTGTGTCATTGTTAGCCTCCGTTCCCTCATCTGTTATTTCTTCATCAAAACAATGCACCTCTTTATAATCTGCACCACCGTCATTATGAATTTCTGTCGCCTCGTCTAATGAATTGGCTTTGATGACACATTGTTCTCTTATATGTTTTTTAACTTCTTGCCAAAATATGTATTCTTTCATTGGTTAGCCTCCTTTATATCGTTGTGTGGTACTGTTTCATTTATAATTTTATCTTCACAATACTCGGTTAAAAAATCATCAACTATAGACGCTGTGCTGTCATCTATATCTGTGATAGTTTCGGTATAGTATGTCTTGTCTGGTCTTTCCATTGTTGCAACAATAGCCCAACCTGTACATTTGTATGTCATTGTTTCCCTCCCTGTTTTTCTGCATCTATTAAAACATCAACACCAAGATTATAAATTAACTCATCTATAAACTCTCTCAATGCTTTATCTTTTTTAGATTGGTTTTTAATTGTAGATATGTCCTTCAATCTATTACAAACATATATAATATCTATTCTAAACATTATTTTGCCTCCCTATCTAACCCGCTTAAACAAGTTATTACGCCACCTACGGCCAATATTAACCCGATTGTTGAATTACCATGTAATGAAATTGCACATCCAAGAAATGCGAGGGCAAAGCCCCCGCAAGTCATTATTATACGGCTAACCATTAACCACCGCCTTATACTCATCTGATAAGTATTTCTTTTTTAGATCGTCAAGAAATCCCATATCAAATAAATTATACTTTCTAGATGGATAAGTTTTTTCAAATATCTTAATCCATAGTTTTTTATCTTTTAATTTGATTTCATAACGGTACTCTAAATCACCGTGATGTTGCCAATGGTCTGTATTATAGACATCCCCACCGCTTTTAGATTTATTACCCGCAATGAACGAGGCGCTAAACTCCATTGCCTCAAATCGTGGTAAAGTCCAAGCATAAGGCAAAGCGTTATCAATAAACTCTATTGCCCCCGTTGGATAACCATCCCAATGCTTATAAACATGAAATGTATCTTTTTCGTCAATAAACGAATATACTGCTCTAGTTCCCATAAGTGTTTTCCTCCATTTTAGTTATAGGTTTTTTTTCTATTGTTTTATTTACATCCACCATTTTAGCGTGAATATCTATTGGCTCTCTTACTGCCTTGCATAAACATTCGTACACGGTTTTACCCGTGTACAGAACGCCTTTTATTCTCATTTTAATCATGGTATCCCCCAATCTCTTTTAAGTCTTCAAGCATATCCCCCGCATCATCAAGATCATCCCTTGAAATACCAAGATTGCTCAAAAAATTATCTTCTTTTTGAGTTTCAGTTAATTCCTCATTTTTAGGTTTTTGTTTATCAATCATTATTGAACCTCCATAAATTTGAAATGATTAGAGGGTTTGTCAATAGCCACAGAAAAAGGCATATCAGCATAATTACCCTCATGTTCAACAAATTTTTTAAAAGCAAAATAAGAGGCGTCAATTAAATAAGCTATTGCCCTCCCACTTGTTTGAACAAGTTTAGAACCGTCTTCAAAATCTTCAACTAATTGGTCTGAAGATATAAGAACGGCAATTTTATTATTTTGCTTAACTTTGTTAATCTTATTGACCCATTCCAAGTCAATTTCGTCTTGTGTTTTTCTGTTAGGATGAGCAAGTTTCCAACCCTTTAACAGTAATCTACGTCTTTCAACGCTTGATATTTGGCTCATATGTTTAACCTCCATTTTAGTTAACATAAGTTAATAATATAATTATATTTACTTGTCAACTACTTTAGTTTAGAATAATAAGAACATGACTAGAACATTGACAGATCAACAAAAACGGTTCATTGAGTACTTTAGCCAAACAGGGAACGCTACTCAAAGCGCAATCAAGGCGGGATACTCCGAGAAGACTGCCGAGCAACAGGGCTATGAACTTAAAAACAAGCTACACAATGAAATAGATGACGCTACCCGTAAGCTGTTGTCTGGTGCTGTTCCAATGGCCGTAGATAAGCTGAAATCCTTAATCGCTGAAGACAAGATCAGTCCAAGTGTAAAACTAGGCGCAATCAATTCATTACTAGATAGAACAGGCTACCAAACTGTCACCAAGATAGAAGACGTCACAGGCAAGAAAACCGACGCTGAACTCCAAGAGGAACTGAAACACCTTCTAGGCTCATTGCAAGTCATTAGAACAGATGACGGGTCTGGTTCATTAAATTAGGCTCATAGTCCTCCATATCTCATCATACATAAGCATAAGACATAAGGAACGACACTTACCCTACATCACTTTGATTACTCCATATCTGCCTCAATGTGCTTGAAATAAAGGTTCTACACCCACACACACACGCCCTTCAAGGTAAGCTGATTGGTTCAAATGATGTGGTCTTGTGTAAATATCCCTCCCATATTCGTCTTCATGTGCCACATACACAGACAAGCAAGGCCAATAGCGTTCCTCTTTTGTTCTTTTTTTGACCCCCCACCCCCCAAAACGCTTCCCATTCCAATTAAGTATGGATTACTTCGCATAGCGGTGGGTATTTCTATATATTAACCAAAGTTAATAGCTTGAATATGTGTAAAAAAAAGAGTATTTGTGTGCATGGTTAAGCCTATTAAGGATTTACAAACAATATTGCATTTTAAAAAAGGTAATTATGTATATAGGTATGTTCTTGTTGATAGGTTTAAAAATACTGGTAAAGTACATTATGGTTTTGATAATAAACTAGAACGAACCGAGGCTGAAATTTTTGCGCTTGAAACACCACGAAAATTACGTAGAAAATATATTTTAAAAGATGGATAGTAACGCTTTAGAACGTGCAATAGAAATTGCTAAAGAATTAGAACGCCGTAAGGCAACTAATCGGATGGATCATTATGAACCTTATGAATATCAAAAAAAATTTCATGGTGATAAATCTGCTCAACGATTGTTAATGGCTGGTAATAGGGTCGGCAAGTCTTTCTGTGGGGCTATGGAAATGGCGTACCATGTGACGGGTCACTACCCAACGTGGTGGGAAGGCAGAAAATTTAACAGACCGATACGTGCTTGGGCTGGGGGTGTTTCAAATGAAACAACTAGGGATGTCTGCCAAAGAGAACTTGTTGGCCAACCAGATGATCCGTCTGCAAAAGGTACAGGATCTATACCATTAAAATATATTGTTGATACTGTAAGAAAAGCAGGTGTACCAAATGCATTAAACTCGGTAGTTATAAAACATAAATCTGGTGGTAATTCTAGAATTGGTTTTAAAGCCTATGAAATGGGTAAAGAAAAATGGATGGGTGAAAGTCTAGACGTAATATGGCTAGATGAAGAACCACCACCAAGTATATATTCACAAGCATTAACAAGAACAGCCGATAAAGGCGGAATTGTGTATATGACATTTACGCCAGAAAGCGGAATGACAGAAACAGTAGCACAATTTATGAACCAACTAAAAGATGGACAAGCATTATTTACTGCGGGATGGGATGATGCACCGCATATGACAAAAGAAATTAGAGATCAAATATTACAAGCCTTACCACCGCATGAAAGAAAAATGCGTGAAAGAGGAATACCACAATTAGGATCTGGTTTAGTATTTCCTATAGCAGAAGAAGATATTATTTGTGATCCAATAGAAATGCCAAGTCATTGGCCTAGAATATGTGGGCTAGATTTTGGATGGGATCACCCAACTGCTTGTGCATGGATAGCATGGGATAGAGATAGTGATATAGTTTATATTTATGATAGTTATTCTTTACGACAAGAAACTGTACCTGTACACGCTAGTGCAATAAAAGCTAGAGGTAATTGGATACCTGTAATATGGCCAATGGATGGAAGACAAGCTGATAAAGGATCTGGTAAAAATTTAACAGATCAATATCGTAGAGAAGGTGTAAACATGACTAGAGAACATTTTAGTAATCCACCAAGCATAGGGCAAAAAGAAGGTAGTGGTGGTAATAGTGTTGAAGCAGGTGTTATGGAAATGTTAACACGTATGCAGACAAAGAGATTGAAAATATTTAAAAATCAAGGTAAACTGTTAGAAGAATTGCGAATGTATCATAGGAAGGATGGTAAAATTGTTCCTGCTAATGATGACGCTATATCAGCAATGAGATATGCTGTTATGTCGTTAAGAAAAGCAAGAGTAAAAAATTACGAACCTACTCAAATATATTCTGATTCTGAATTTAACGTATTTACGTAACAAACAATATAGGAGTAACAATGGGATTTGTAAGATCAATAGTTAGAATGATAACACAAGCGCCAAAAGCGCAACCTGCACCTGTTCAAGTAGTTGAACAACCAAAAACTGTAACTGAAGCAGTTGATACAGCAAAAACTGATAGGCAAAAATTAATGGGTGCTGGATATGGTGGATCTACAATTATGGGTTCTGCTTCTGGTGTAGAAGAAGAAGCTAATGTAGCAAAAACTGTTTTAGGCGGCGGAAGAAAAAGAAAAATACAAGCATAGTGATTGAAACAGTTACCGACGAAAAATGGAAAAAACGTGTTGGCGACTATATTAAAAAAAATGCTTACATATCAGCAGATCTTGGTGAAAAATTTTCTTATATTGGTTTTGTTGAAGATGACAAAATTTTAGGTGGATGGTTATTTTCCGATTATGACGGAAACAACATTTGGGTACATTTAGCATTAGAAACTCCTAGAGTTTGTACAAAAAATCGTATAAAATATGTGTTCCAATACGGATTTAAACAATTAGGCTGTAATAGAATGACAGCTTTGTGTCGTAACGGTTATGTACGAAATGAAAGATTGTTAAGTGGCACAGGATTTGTTAAAGAAGGTGTTGTACGTAAATGTTTTAATATTAACGGAAATTACGTTGATGGCGCAATTTACGGAATGTTGAAAGAAGAATGTAAATGGTTATAAAGGAGTAATATATGGGTTCAAAATCTGCACCAATGATGCCACCACCAGTAGATACATCTGTTCAAGATAAAGTTGATGCATCTGAAGCGGCATTAGAAGCTGAAAAACAAAAAGCACTTGGTACAAAACGTAAAGGTATGTACGGAACAATTTTAACAAGTGGAACAGGTGTTGAAGAAGAAGCGTCAACATCTAAAACTTTGTTAGGCGGCACTAAAATATAAATATTATGGCAACATACGAGTATATTAAAAAACGAGTTGATGCATTAGCATCTGATAGAGGAACGTGGGAAGTAAATTGGCAAGAAATACTTGATTATGTTATGCCACGTAAAGCAGATGTTGTTACGTTAAGAACAAAAGGTGAAAAACGTACAGAAGTTTTATTTGATAGTACAGCAATTACAGCTAACAATTTATTAGCCGCAAGTTTACATGGAACACTTACATCACCATCATTACCATGGTTTTCAATTAAATTACGTGATGAAGATCTAAATAAAAATAGAGATGTACAGTTATGGTTAGAAGATACTGCAAGAAGAATGTATGACACATTTAATGAAAATAATTTTAACACAGAAGTACATGAATTATATCTTGATTTATGTTCAATAGGTACAGCCGCAATATTTGTAGAAGAAGGTAATAAAGGTTTTAATACAGATGGTATTCATTTTAATACATTACACATTGCAGAATATTACATACAAGAAAATATAAATGGTAAAGTTGATACACTTTATAGAAAATATAAATTAACAGCTAGACAAGCTATTCAAGAATTTGGTGAAAAAAATGTTGGTGAAAAAATTTTACAAGCGGCAAAAGAAAAACCAGATCAAAAATTTAATTTTATTCATGCTGTAGAACCAACAAATGATTACGAAAGAGCAACAGGTAAATCATCTACTAGATTACCTTTTCATTCTTGTCATGTTTGTGAAGAAGATAAAATGGTAGTTAGAACAGGTGGTTATAATGAGTTTCCATATTTAGTACCTAGATGGTCTAAAGCAACTGGTGAAATTTTTGGTAGATCACCAAGTTACAATGCATTACCAGATATTAAAACTTTAAACAAAGCTGTAGAAATTGGATTAAAAGCATGGGCAAAAGCTATTGATCCACCATTACTTGTTCAAGATGATGGTGTTGTAGGTAGAGTTAGAATGACCCCTGCGGGTATTACAGTTATTAGAAATGATGGTGCAGTTAAACCATTACAAATTGGATCTAATTGGCAAATAACTGATATGAAAGAAAACCAATTAAGAACTGCAATTAGACAAGCATATTATTCAGATCAATTACAATTACAAGAAGGCCCACAAATGACAGCAACAGAAGTACAAGTTAGATACGAACTGATGCAAAGATTACTTGGGCCAACATTAGGACGTTTTCAAACTGAATTTTTAAATCCATTAATTGAAAGAGTATTTGGTATTATGTATCGTGCAGGTGCATTAAATAATCCACCTTCAGAAATTGGTGATACTAAAATTGATGTAGAATACGTTGGCCCATTAGCTAGATCTCAAAGAATGGAAGAAGCAGTTGCTATAGAAAGATTATATCAATTAGCAATGAATATTGGACAAGTAGATCCTGCTATCATGGATAATATTGACCATGATGAAGCTATTAGAATGAGAGCAAAATTATTAGGTGTACCTAAAACAATTATGAAAGATATTAATGATGTTAATGAAGTTAGAGAACAAAGAGCAATGCAACAACAAGCAATGCAAGAAGCACAGTTAGCGCAACAACAAGCGCAATCAGCTTTAACCCAAGGTCAAGCAATGTCACAATTAGGACAACCAGAAGCACAACAAGGAATGGAACAAGCAGAAGAAGCGGCTAAAGAACAAGGCCTAATCTAATTTATGGATTTTGACAACAAAGATCACAAACAATTAAAAACAGATTACCAATCAACTTTTGATACAAAAGAAGGTAAAAGAGTGTTGGACGATTTAAAATCGGCCTACTATCATAGATCATCACATACAAAAGGTGATCCATATGAAACAGCATTTCGTGAAGGACAACGAAATGTAATAATCAGAATAATCAATTTAATCAAGGAGGATAAAGATGTCTGATGAACAAATG